GTAACGCATCACTTGATAGTTCAGTTGGCATATAGAACAGCTAGAAGTCTAAGTTTCTTAGATGGAAAGGTTATTTGATATGACAATTATGAGTTATTAGGAGATGATATAGTAATTTTCGATGAAGATGTTGCAATTGCTTACTTGGACATTATGTCTAAGTTGGGAGTTGGAATTAATTTGTCGAAGAGTGTTATAGCCGCTAATGAAACTTTTGAGTTTGCGAAAGTGACAGGTCATAATGGAAAGAATGTATCCGCTCTCCCATGGAAAGCGTTTATTAGTCAGAATACAATGATGGGGAGAGCAGCTCTTGCATTTAATTTATTAAATAAGGGAATTGCTCCTTCCAATTTTGTGTTGTGATTGAGAAATGTTTGTAAACAGGGTAAATATCGTTCAGGAGATTGAAGTTTCAGTCTTTTAGCGGTATGGACAATGCTTGCAAAAATGGGGTCTGTATCTTATGTCACAGTCCTTCAAAGTCTGTTGAATTTAAAGGATCCGTCCGTTAAGTTCTACAGAGCAATACTTTTGAATTGTAATTTAGATTATATCATTTCGATGGTAAGTCAGATTATAAAAGGGACATTGGTTACTCCGCGTTCCTCTCCCTTGTTAAAAAGGGTGTGGAATATTGAAGAACCATGATTGATATTAGCAATGGCCAGACCTTTAATAATGTTTCAACATTATTGAATGTCTGATCCTTATTGGTATCATAATGTGGCATCGGAGAGAGCATCCGAATTAGTCAAAACATTAATGCCTTGAGCTCCTTCGCATGTCTTTACTACAAGTTTTGGTAATGAGTGATCGTTATTAGAACAGTTAGTGAATGCTGTGTGATTGCACTTCTACTCCCTTTATTCAAGGAAGTTAGAATTGTATTACCGGGAGTTTCACGGTGTGAAACCCATGAGTCTGTCATTGGACGAGTTGATTGCAAAATCAGACGAAGCTGATAGATTCAGGGAATTGATGCTTCTAATAGAGAGGGCAACCTCGAAGTTGGAGGATCAAGATGTTGTAGCTAAAGCTGAGGCACCGCTGAAGCCTATTAAGGTTCTCCTTAATGCGCGTAAGCGGAGACCTAAGCGAACATTGAAGAAAAGTCAGTGGGAAC